CGCCAATCGACCAGCTGAGCCTCTGCATCGGTAGTATCTAAATCAACAAACACACGATACGGCGGAAACAAAGGAGACGACACAAAAACCGCAGGGCCTACTTGGCTAATGCAAATGTTACGGGCGATATTATCCGCAAACTCCGGTGGGACATTGCCATCATGGGAGTCAGGTAAGTTAGTAGTTACGCCACTAGGCAAACTTGTCGAGGCATTAGAGTAATAAACTAAGTAAAAGTCCTCAAACTGCGTAACAAGCGAGCCATCGTCGTTGTACTTATACGAGGATAATGTCACTGACTCATAGCCAGGTTCTCTAATTTGGCGAAACAAAATAAAGTACAGCTGCCCGCGAAAGGCAAAAGTCCTAAGATGAAACTCATCACTTTCGGACCCGGCCGGGACTTCCGAAGGCTGCGCGGGAATAAAAAACGGCGTGCCATTGCCTGTAGGTTTAAGCGGCGGCCGACGTTCCAAGGCGCCTGTTACGTCAGGAAACCAGTTCTCCACGCGCTTGCTAGCCGCGCGATAGAAGTCCACGTCATAGCGGTCGAACAGTGAAGACTCGACCTCACCACGAGTAAATCCAGTTGTGTGATCGTAAACTGTCATCCTTGCGCCAATGGGTTGTTTGTACGTTTACTGTACACACGCATTAAGTTAAACACGTGCGGCGGCGTCTGCAACGAGTCAGTCGCTCTGGCCCGGCGGCGCTGTGACTCTGCTAAGTTAAACATAAGTTCAGCGCGGGACGTTTGCTCGGTCAAAGAAATTGCTACCGCGCCAGCAAACTGATAAGACACAAGCTTACTAAAATAAGCAGGCCAAGCCGCTTCGTCAGCATTAAGAATGTAGAGTAAATGCGCTTCCTCGTCATTGCTGTACAACTGGTCGCCGGCCAGCTGGTAGAAGTAATAACTTCTGAGGCCTAGCACGCGCAAATAATCATTGGGTAGCTGGTATACGTATTCGTACTCAATCGCGCGCAAATCAGCTTCAGGCAATGTGATTTTTGGCAGCAACTGTTCGCGATACGCAAACGACCAAGGATGCTCGGACAAGGCCGCTTCCTTAATCGTTGTATAAATAGAGTCCGCAGCTAAGGCCTGCGCACTTTGATCGGAAAGAGAGGCTAAGGGGGGAACCCCTAGCCTAACAAGCCCGTCATTAATAACTTCGAGCTTACTAGCCATAAGGCGTTCCCCCTTTAGTTTTTACGCGCTGGTTACCGTAACTACGCCAGCCGTAATGTCGCTAACTGCAACGAAGGTAGCACCATCTACGTCGTAGATTAGGTCCCCAACGCTGAGTTCAGCAGCCGCGTCGTTAAAATAGTCCGATACTGTGACGGTATCACCGTCAACGTTTGCATAGAACCAGAACGCGTTGCCTCCGTTAGCACCGGTATAAGCCATCTGGCTTAGTCCACTTTTTGCAAAGGCCATCGTTATTTCTCCTAGTTTTCGTTGAGTTTGATAACGCCAGGCTCATCGATGATGGTGGCACCCATGCTCATGTAGGAGTTCACAAGGAACGCTACCTTCTGAGCGATGTAGTTCACCTCAGTCGTGACTTCCTGACCGATACCGTGACCAACGGACTGACTGTGGAAGAAAAAGCCTTTCACGCCATCCGGCAAGCCGGTGTGCATGATCCAACGATAGCCCATCCACATGGCCGGCTCACGAGCATTCATGAGAAGCTGGGTGGTGGTGAAATCGCTGCTAGTGGCTTCACTAAGCTGCAACAGTTCCGCATGCGTTTCGGGATTAACTACACAATACCGCTCGCTGTCCATTGGGACATCTGCAGCGTTGTGAATCCGCGAAAGACCAGCGATGACCGGAAGAGTCAACGTGCCCGATGCCGAGCCGTCAAGCGTGTTCGGGTCAGTCGTGTTGGTCGACGCATCCATGGCATCAATAAGAATCTGGTCAGTCTGACGACCCAAAGCATTGCCCGATGCACGTGCATACTCTGAAGCTAAGGACCAGTTCAGCTTGGCCTGATCGAGTTCATCGATGTATTCAGGAGCATAGAAGTCCGACATTTCAGCAAATGCGCGGCTGTGCTCAAGGTCCATCGGCGTAACATCGGCATGGCGTGCCTTGCTAGTAGCCGAACCCTTGCCAAGAATCGGGAAGTAAACGCGCTCGGCGTTAATCTGGGTACGCGTACGCACCGCGCCACGCAGCAGCGATCCTTCACGCTGATAAACCTGCTTGACCTCGGTTTCGTACTGCTCAATAAAAGAAACAGGTACAGTGGTAGACATTTTAGTTCTCCATACACAGTAAGATAAAAGTTTTTACCTTGTTCCTGCGCTGGGTGAGCCAATACGGGGCCAGCTTCAGCAACATTTAAAAACGCTTTGGGGCCGCATGTGCGGGTGGACCATTGCATTCTGGGGTTGAGCATAAGCCCAACCCCCATTTCTTGTCAACATTTCTCTTTAATCGTACGTACGACTAAATTGCTGACGGACGTATTCACGATAATCTTCATCACCATTCCAATAGCGATCATCGTTCATTAAATTAGCAAGGTCTTGCTTGCCCATTCGCGGTGAACTACTATCGCCAACGGCTCGATGCGACGCAGCGCCTTGCTCCATCAAAGTTGCTAAAGTGGCAACGCCTTTGGCCGTACGTGATAATTCAGTAACAGCTGCTTCTGGCATATTTTGCTGAGCCCAAGATTTAACTTGTGCTAACTGCTGGCTGAACTCATTACTATCCGCTCCTACATTCCACTCCTGCGCCAGCCGCTGTTTTTCTAAATCAGTTTTAGCTTCGACAATGTCAGGCAGCACGCTGTCATAAAAGTAGTTAGTAATTTTTTGCGCTTGGTCGTTTGTAAGCCCAGCTTCCTTAAAAGCAGCAACATCAGTCTCGGTCAGGTCAACGTTTTCTGAGTTTTCCCCGTTAGTAACTTTAACGTCGTAACTTTCGGGCGGCTCAGTTTTCTCACGAATCTTAGTGCCCATTTCGTTATAGGCTTTAACCAAGTCTTCTGGGGTTTCAAACTTTTCCGGCAACCAGTCAGGCCGTGCGTCTGGGTTTGTTGGCGTGTCAACTAAGTCTTCTGTGGGCTCAGGTTTTGCGGCATCGACCCCGTCCAAAAGTGTTTCGGGTTCGTTATTAGCCGCAGGTGCGGGCGTAGGCTCAGGACTAGTTGGTGCTTCAGCAGGTGCCTGCGTCGGTGCCGGTGCCTCTGTAGACTCGGGGGCCCCTCCCTCGAGGGGTTGTGCCTCATCAATACTCATGAAAGTTCTCCAGATAGTGAAAGAATCTGCAGTGCCATCGAACGTTGGCCCTCAGCAAAGGCCACGTCCCCAGGTGCTGCATTGGGTGAATAGCTTACACCGTAAGCTTTATTGAAAAGAAAATCACGCAGCGGTTTTTGGTTGTCACCAGTTACTGCGCCTCGTGCGGAATTGCGCAATGCGCGGATGCTTTCCTCCTGTTTATCATGGCGTGTCTGCTTTTCTTCTTTTGCATTATTACCGTCTAAATCATTCCATCCCATTAGGGGCTCCTGCTTGCTCTTGTTGCGCTTGTACTTGCGCAGCTTGTTGCTGTAACTCTTCAATCTCCTGTTGGGTCCGTAACACCTGCGGCGAAATGTGCTTAATCTCAGCAAGTTTGCCTAGGGCTTTATGCACGTCAATAATCAAACCAGCTTTAGGATCAACTTGGCCAAACGACACCGCTGTTTGTGTGAACTCAAGTAAGTTCTGTTCGTCAACGGCCTGCTGGGCCTGTGCCAATTGGCTAACAAACTCAAGTTCTAGGCCTTCGTCGTCTAGTGACAATTCAGCCGGCGCTAAATCTAGTTCGGCCATGAACGCATAGACTGCTCGTATAATCGGGAACAACATTTCCTGCTGCATGCGCGAAATTGTAGCGCCCATGTCCTGCGCGATAACCCGGGTACGTGCTTGCACCTCCGTGGCCGTCATTGGCGTGCGGTCCAAGGGCCCATAGTTATCAGCCATGAAAGTGCCAAGGATGCTATTGCGCAGATCCTCAATTGTAAAAAGCGACACGTCAAAATTGCCGCTAGCTGGCAGTTCTGAAATTGTTGGGTTTTGTCGGTCGTTGCTGCCCACGGGCATAAACGTTCCCGGCTCAAAGGTCAGGGTGTACGGATTAACAACGCCATCGTCGACAACAGTGTAAATACCAGCAACGGCCTTGGCCGCGTTTTTTAGCTGTAGTTCTTTGATCTTGTTAAGAGCACGAACGTCAGATAGGGCACGCAACCCAGGGCCGCGCCCATACACACTGCCCGGTACTTTGCTCCAGCGTGACACAAAGAACACCGGGGCCATTGACGTGCGCTCTTCCAGCTTGACGCCACTGCCTTTGTGAATAACAGCGTAGTACCACAAGCCCGAAGCCTGCTGGTCATTAATCGCTATAATATCTTGGTCGGGACGGCCCGCTTTGTCTGCCGCTAATTCCTTAAGACTTTTAGGTACTTTGTTTCCAAACGCGCTAACCATCTGCTTTGCGCTTAGTTTGTACTTGCGGCCAATTGTAACAACACGGCCGCTATCGTCTTCGTCAATTGCAAGTTCGCCTAGCGGAATACATTTAAACCTAAGTAACTGTTTGTTGTAATCCGGCTGCATCATAATCGCACCAGTGCCGCCTACAATTCGGTCAAGCGTTGCTGGTTGCATTTCTTGGTAAAAGTTTGACCGCGAAAGCAGCGAAAACATATTGTCCTCGATCTGCTGCAGGGCAGGGCGAAGTGCTTCGCGATCTTCAATATCAGGAACACCGGCGCCCGGTGCAATCCTAAACCACCGCTGCCAAGGTGGAATTAGGCCAGAGACGATTAAGTTAGTTAGTCGCTCAGCAGAATCAATTGCTGTCGAGTCAAAAACTTCGTCTTGGATTTCATTAGGCGTGCGTTTGTCACGGGTATAAATTAATGCGCGCTCGGGCGCAATGTACTTATACGCTGTTTCCCACAACGACTCGTACTCAGTACGACGGCTAAAAATATCGTCTACTCTAGCAGTAGCTTCGCGCGCGTCCATAAATTACCCCAGTGTGCTGCGAGTGCCAACATTACTTGTTTGGCCGATGGCTTGCTCTTCTCCTAGTTCGCCAAACAATGTACGACGACGCCTAGTTATACCTGCTCGAAGCTGGCGTTCTGCGGTAACAGTTTCTTTTTGAGCAGCTTCACGTTCTTGCTCAATTATATTTTGCGCACGTTGTCGTTCTTGCTCGATCGCTTGTTCTCGTTGCCTATCAATTTTCATTTGCTTAGAAAAAGCAGAGGCAATAGCTGATCCTATCATAACAAATACTCCGTGTGGGGTTGGGTTACGTTAGCCTAAAGTGCTACGTCCGCTGGTTTGGGCCTGTTGGCCTCCAAGAGCACTAAACAACGACTCTGCTTCTTGGCTGCCTGCTCGAAGCTGGCGTCGGCGCCGCGTATCTGCTCGTTCCTCTGCTTGCTGTTCTTGCTGAACAGCGGCTTGGGCCCGTTCCTGCTGACGCTCTACGCGTGCTTGCGCTGCTTCCCTAGCTTGCGTAGCCGCCCGCTGCTGTTGCTTACGAGCGCTGCGCGCTTGACTGGCGCCGTAAAGCGTACCGCCTACTACTACAGCTGTTACTGGATCAGCCATTACTTACCTCCAAAATTCTGCTTGGTACGCATTTACAGGTTCGCCATACCATTTTGCGACAACGGGTGAAATAGTTTCAAGCCACTTCATACCGTACAGTTTATAGGCAAAATAGTAAAAAAGTTCAAAAAAACCTGCACGGTACACATACGCAACTGCTTTGTTTTCTGGTGTCGCGTGTGCATCTTGCTCGATTATATTGGACGCTCTCCACTTTGCAAACTGTACTCTTGCTAATGCAATTGCGCCATCATCCCACAGCCAAGACCCACTTATTTCAAACAGTGCGCCAGCAAAAGCAGCGTTCACTTGCTCAGGGCCCATGTGGTCATTGTCTACTATGTCATCCCAAGCATGTACGACGTTAAGTAATTCCTTACTTACACGAATAGCTTCTGGGTCGCCTTGGTAGATAACATCAAATAATTCTTCAAAGCTTTCGGCAAAGGCCGGGTCCATTGATGTGTCTAAACTGAGGTCCATGGGCTCCATCCTTTCGGTTTAATGGGTTTGCCATTTTGCTTTTTGCCCCACTGCCGGCCAGCTTTGCCGGCCAGCTGCGGTCCCTCATAAACAACTATACCGTGTTGCAATGCGTCATGTACGTGCGATTCAAAAGTTTTATCAGGTAAATCGCGGGGCTCGCCACTCTTGTCATCAGTTTTATATTTGTAGCCGCCCATAAAGCCTTCAAGCAACGTAGTGCATTCGTGGTTAATCAACAAGCCTGGCTTGCCTTCTACCATGCGGTTTAACGGGCGTCGAACTGCACCCAGTCTAGTGTCCAAGTCACTTGGGCCTGCTCTTGGGGTAAAGCCTTCTTTGCGCAAAATTTCAAACGGTGTGGTTGCATTTACTTGGTTGCGCTGGTTGCCTGCTGGGTCACACCACATATCGTACACACTGCATTCGGGGAAGCGAGTACGTAAGTACCGTTTTAACTTAGCTGCAAATTCCTCGATGCCCATGTTCTGGCTGACTAGTTCAGACAAAATTAGCCACTGGCCTAACGAGTTTTGCTGGAACATGACAGCGGCTGGCGTCAGGCCAAAGTCAACCCCGATACTCAACGGATGATGCGGGCTTGGTTCTGCACGTTGCTCGGCTTGGTGCACTCGCACGTTGAACTGAGGGAACACAGGAAGGCCGTCACGCCGCGTAC